TCATCGAATGGCGCCAGCTGCACCAATTAGAAAACCAATCACACCACCAGCGGCCCATGTATCACGTTGCCGTCTGAGGCGTTGCTCTGTTCGTCTATTGTTCTTGATTTCGTTTTTCAATTCGTCCAATGAGCTCGAGGCTTGATTTAATCTCTGCGCTTGCTCTGTTATTTTGTTCGAGGCTTTCGCTAATTCTTGCCCCTGTTTCTCGTTGATTTCCCTCAATTCGGTTAAGGCTTTCGCCCTCTCGCTGTTGATAACCCTCAATTCTTTTAATTCTGTCGCCTGCGTCATTGTTAAGCTGTTGGCTTGTTCCAATGATTTTGTTGAGTTCTCGATTGAGGCGTCGGCTGTCATCAAGTGCCCTTTGAGTTTGTTCCAGTCGCTCAATGGCACGCTGATAGTTGGCTCTGGCTGTGAAATATCCACTTGCGAGGCTGCCAATGCCATAGAGGAAAAGCACACACAAAGCACCAATAATAAGCCGCTTAATAGTAATATACGATTTAATCGTTTCGAGGTATGCCTTACATTTCTCATACATATCTAGCCCCCTATTTAGTCAATATCACTCCAGCGTGCTGCATAACCTCGCACATCAACATGTACAAAGTCTTGATAGTAATACTTACCTATGCCGTCTGCGCCGCATTCTTCGGCGATTTGAGCGAGATAATCTACATCTATGCCGTCATAAGTAATATCAGCAGCCAAGCCTTGCGTATGGTAAGAATTAGGCACACCGCCAACCTCTGCATTATGTTCAGGACAGCGATAGCCACTATTAATAGTAACAGGAACGCCTAAGCGTTCACGGATAGCGTCCAATAAGTCCACGAGTCTTTTGTCGATGATATGATCTAGCACATTATGGCCGTTTTCGTCCACCTCATGCCGTTCACAATTACAAGAAAATTCGTAATCATCGAAATATTCGCCAATTTTCATATATTGCACCCCCAATATAAAAGGCTGCACCCTATTGAATGCAGCCTATAAACTATTATTTTTTTAAAATCATGTCAATTTTGCTATGTACTACATCAAGCAGCCCAGCGATTGTACTGTTTCCGCCGTCTCTCATATTCTCGAGAATACTTAGGAACTCAACCGAGCCGAGATATAGCCATACAATATTGACAGCGAAAGCATATTGTCCAGCCATGAAATCAAAGCACCACGCCCCAGCAGTTGCTAGGCAGTAAGTAAGTACTTTTGTTACAAATGGCTTTCTCATATGCTTTGAATTAATTAAACCCTTACCCCATGCAGCAGGAATGGCGATATATTTATCATAGCCACTTATAGTCTCTGTGTTAGCTCCTAAATCAATAAGCATTTGATAGCCAATCGCAGCCCATTTTGTGAGCAAGTCAAGGAATACCAGTATAATAAATATCCCCAGTACCTGTACATGTTTGAGCCCTAGTATGTATATGCCGACCTCTGCCATAACAGCGAGTAAGGCTTTAATGGCGAATGACTCTGTCAGAGTTCGCCATGCCTCACTAAAGAAATTCGTTATTTCTCCCATGCTTTCCCCTTACTACAAATTAATCTGTTGTAATAGTATCTGTATCGAATGAATATGTATAGGTTGAGCCTCGATGAGTTTCGACTAAGTCGGAACCATTGATTTTGATTGATTGATAATCTTCGCCTCTAATCTTAATCGTTTCGCTATTTCCGATTACATTGGCTTTTTTCACCTTAATTATTACATTCCTATAATTTCTTACGATGTTTACAGGAACCTCATTAGGTAATGCAAGATTATTATTAGGTAGTTTTGATAAATCTATTTCGTAATAATCTTGTATATAAGTAGGCACAAACTCTTCTAACAGCATGCCCAATGCCATAGCAGGCATTTGTCCGTCTGTATCTTTTACAGATAATGCGGTAGGTGTGAATTTTACACCTTTTTTATAAATAGCGACTTTACCATCTAACTCGGAGAAATTATCTTCGTGTCCTGTCAATTCCTCAATACTAGATAGATTTCCCATATCATAACCAATATCACCATTGGCCTCTTTTATTGTGATTTGTTGAGTACTCACCAAATTATCCACTATGTCGTAGTAGTTAACTGTAATAGTGCCTTTCATAGTACTATCAATCGCCACTCTCATATTATCCGACTCGAACACACGTTTTTCGCCATTGTTTATGGATAGTTTAAAACGTGGTTCGCCGGTGAAATCAATATATGTTGCGCCGTCTTTAGGTTGGACAAAGTTAAGATTTTTAGGAACAAAATTGTTGTAACAATTAGAGAGTTTAATGACTTTCAATAGTACTGCATCCACACTATCATCTTCAAGCCAAATACCATGCTCTTTTAAGAATTGAGCTGATTTTTTGGCGCTGCCATCCTCACCTTTTGGGCCTCTAGGGCCTTGCTCGCCTTGTTCGCCACGTTCACCACGTTGGCCGTCCTCGCCTTTTTCACCTTTAGGGCCTCTTAAACCCTCTAGTAAAGGAAAAACAGTATCTTTATCTATTTTTAAAGTTAAAATGTTATCTGCCATAATTCTGCCCCCTTTTTAATCGTGCATTGAAATATCTTGAATAAACGTAATTCTGCCATATCCTAGTTTGATATGCTCACTATCATTGAATATAAATGCGTCATATACAAACTCATTAGTCCGCAGCTGTTTTGCGGCTGATACATCACCATTAAGCGTAAATGTAACACTTTTCTCATCGACTTCCGCATCTAAATTAAATATAACCCCTTCATCATGTCGCTTTCTAATTTTACATACCCCTGTAAATCCTGTTAGCACTCTATCGCTATCATTTGGCACTTGATAAGTAAAACTAAAATCATGTCCGGAGTGTATCACAAAATCATGTTTGACCATAAGCCACCCCCTTGTGAATTAAAATTATCGCCTAATTGCTATGCACAACACAAATAATTCGCCAATGCTAGTAACTACCATGTTGCCATAATTGGTATCTCCACCGGTAATTGTTGCAGAGTAGGCCGCACAGCGGTCATTATTCTCGATTCCGGCATTTACTCCGTGGTCATAGCTTTTGTGTGATAAGAATTTTGAGAATTGAATCTTAAAGTCAGTAGGTCGATAATTGAATCGGCCTTCATTCGCTTTGAATTCTCCTCTGCTCCAATTCTTTTTTTGAATGTTATATCCTACAGGAATGAATGTGCAATCCGCTCGGTTATATCCTTTTGGAACAGGGCAATAATCTCCATGTCGCACTTGGAATACTTGAATGTCGAGATTCTTAACCTCGAAACCGGCTTGATAAATTGATTGAGCATCAATTCTCGAACCTATGATATTAGCACCTACGATATTGCCATTCTCATCAATTCTGAATGTATTGTTGGCATTCTTGAAGGTGGTTCCTGTGATATCACCACCACGCAATGAACCGATGTTTGCAGAAATTGAGGATAAACTATCCACTTGCATATTTCGAGCAGTTACGCTGTTAGCTTGGAGCATCTTATTAGTGATGATATTGTCATCGAATAATGCTTGACCGGTAACGTGCAACAGCTTGCCATCGATATGAGTTCCGGCCGGTGTGAGGTTGATTCTGCTTATGAGTTCCTTGCCATCAAGTTTGCCAATGGCTTGCGTAACCTTTAATTCAAACCCTTGTGAGATTTGGGTTATCTGAGAAGTTACATTCTTATTGAGGTCTGACAATGATCGTTGATATGCGTTTGCTTGGTCGATGATTCTGCTGCTTAAACCATTCACATTGGCTTTCACAGTTCCCATCTCGCCCTGTAAGGCCTTAACAGCCTTATCCATAGCATCGAGTCCAAGTGATTCCATATCTAGTAGTGCCTTATCGATTTTGGCTTTTACAGTTACATCGATTGCATCTGTTCGAGTACCTTCGCCAAATATATCAGTAAACGCAACACTTACTGAATACACTCCGGCATCTAATGGAATGCTTATCACATTATTAGGTGTGAAATAAACTTTGGAACCAACATATACATTCATACCTTTGCATCCAACAGGAATTGTTTCTGTAGATACCCCAATCCCATTCATGCTGCCAACCGCTTGCACTTGGCTCGGTTTCTTAGGTTGTGGAACATTATATGTTACTTCGGAAGGTGCGCCATAGCCTTTGGAAGGGTTATGAGCATAGAGATATACTTTACCACTCCGATTCCTTAACACCCCACTATAGGTTGTGTTATTGCTGCGACCAATCAATCCATCATTTTGGCCAACCTTCAAATCAAGGCGAAGTTCATAGAAATCGATATCCGCATTTCTAACCTCTAACCAATTGAAGTGTGCCATATCGCTGAACGAGATGGAGAATCCTTGCGGTGCATTAGGAACCTCTGTTTTCATCGCCACAGTAATGTTCTTAGTAACACCTTGCGAAGTGTTTCCATGAGAGTCCTTGACCTTCAATTTCACTTCGTAAGTATGCCCTAATTCGCAGCCACTTACTGTGATTTGACCATTGCCGGAGCCACCATATTTCCATGTGCCACTCGGCTCACGATACCACAATTCGACTGTATCCAAGCTGTTTATTGGCGGCACATCAAACTGAGCCACCACATCAAAGGAAAGGACTCCATTGCCTATTTCATAGTACTTAGTGAAGAGTGTTACATTGGACACTTCCGGAATGTAATAAGGAACAATAGTATATTGATAAGATTGAACCTCATCAAGACCTTGCTCATTACTTCCGAATAAGTTCATCGATGTAAATTTGAGATATATTGTTTTGCCAATATCTTCCTTCCGATACGGATATCGGAATAAAGCCTCATCTACACGAACAAACCTTTCATCCGCATTGTGATTGATTGCATTAGTACCATATTGACCTCGAACCAATCCACGCAGCGTGAACCAATTATTAGGATGCACTTCAACATCCTCATAGCTGAGAGCCTCACCATTCACCCAACAGAGTGTATTGCCACGTTCTGCATCAATGTGAGTGCCACTTTTTAGCACACCTTGATTTATGGTTACATTGCAGAAGTTACCATTCTGAGCAAAGCCATATTTTGTGCGGCCCATTCGAGCCTGTTGCGAGATATTGCCTATGCGTTGATATGTTTGGTCATTATCAGATAGCCACACGGAGCATCCACCCCAACCGCTTGGAGCATTTACCCCCACAAATATCTGATTGCCACCTACATCACCAACAGTTTGGAATATCGCAACATCATTGACACTTGGAGCCTCTTGATTGTAGTCCACGAAAGGTCTTTCATTCTCATGCACGTTGTATTTAGCCGGTGCATATGTGCCGGCCGGCTTGCCTTCTGCTGTCAGTTCGAGTTGCCCATCGACCGCCTCGTTTACTGATGTGATCACAACGATTTGATGGTCTAATTGGCATGATTTGTCGGTGAGTGTTACCAAATCACCAACCTCTAATGCACAAAAGGCCCAATCTAATCTGAATGTGTATTGCGTTTTAGCATACAAGCGTTTCATAGCTAGTTGCTCGGCATAATACTGTGCTCGTGCTTTAGTGTAGAGATAATGCGCTGTTTTCTTCGATGCCGGTTTCAATCCGTTCCGTTGAACATCCGCCACTACCTCGAAGGACACAGTTTCCTTCTCATAGCTATTTGCACGATTAATGAACTCAACTGTAGCCTCATTATAGGCCTCACTCGAATCCTTTCGCTTATACAAGATAAGTTGACCATCAGAGCCGGCAATGAAGTCATCTGCTGTCAAATCATATTGGATTTGGTTTGCCGGTGTCCAATCTCCGATAGGCTTATCGGCTAATGGTACAATCTTCAATCGGTCAGTAGACCAAAAGACCAAACTATTAGTGATTTCCGCAATATCATTGATGACTTGCTGTGCTTTCGCACTCTTCTGATTTGGTGGTGTACTGATTAGGATATCAGCTGCCTTGCAGTATGCTCGGAAGTTATCAATCCCATCAATCACCACATCAGCGCCAACAGATTGCAATACATGGACAATGTAATCAGCCGGATTCACATCGACTCCATCGCCTGTTTCTAGGAGTTTCCCTTGAATCTCGAAGTTATACTGAGGAAGGCTCCCTCTATCACCTAAATCGACTACACCGGCCATGTATGCCAAGCCACTATAAGGCATCGCCTTATCCGGATGCTTTGATAACATATAAGGCCACGGAGTTTGACCATAATCACCTTTGAAAAGTGTGAGTTCAATTTTCTCATTAGGGTATTGGTACACCTCTTTATCTCGCCACACTTTACCAATGCCCTTTATTGGGCCTTCGCATAAGCCAATAGCTGCTGCTACAGTATAAGTGTAAGTGATCTCGGTATGTTTCGAGCCACCACCCTTGCCTGTCCGTGTAGTGCTTTTATGCTCATGTGCTGTGAAATCCTCATAATCAATGATATTCCCACTCACACGAGTTGTGCCTAGAATCTCCGGCACCACCTCGCCATATGATGCGGTGTTGATTTGGAAATCGGCAATCATATCGGCTCTATTTGTGGTATTTCTACCCCTACTGAATAAGAAACCCATCTTATTGCTCCTCTCTATATCTATAAACCGCCCTCAAACGAGGTCTGCCCTTCTTATCGAAGAACAGAGAATCATCTAGTTTCGAGTAAATAACCCCATAATCCACAAAGGAATGAATTACTAGACCATCACCCACATATATGGCACCATGACTGATGCATCTGCCATATTGGTAGAGAAGGAAATCACCTTCCTTGATTGGAGAGGTCATATCCACCTCATCTGCCACTTGCTGAACATATTTGAGATATTTCTCCTCGGAATGATGCAAGTGCCATTCATTTGAATAGTTTTCAATTTCTAGCCAATCCGCTCGCATCACACCACTATCAACTAATGCTGCAACGAGCAAATAAGCACAATCAACACCTACACCACGAACCATTGTATTGTTCATGTAAGGAGTGCCTAGCCACTTCTTGGCAGCATCTGAAATGCGTTGACCAACGTTCAAATTACTCATCGTATGCTCTCCTTCAATGGCACATAAGGTGTTGCCCTATTTCTACTGAAATTATTGAATTTATTCTTACAGTCATTTGCTGTCTTATCGCATCCGGCAAAGATATAGAATGTATCTCCGACCTTTGGTGCAATTTCGAGCGCACTCATGTAAACGATCACACCATCATCAGACTTTAGAATCTGAGTGGATTGTCCGGCCAATGGGCCTGTTATCCAATCAATGCCACCGGCAGCATAATAGCCATTAGCGAATGGCACATCAATGCGAATTGCATTGGTGCCGGCTAATGCTGTAACCTTCCCTTTCTTGCGATAGTTGTGTATATCAACTCCACATTCTTTGGAATAGATACTGTAAGGGCATTGAGGATAATATCTGCGATTAGGATATTCGATGTTTAGCTTTTGCACTATGGACTTTACATTCAGTTTTAATGTGAGGCCACCGCCTTGCGATACCTCACACAATCCTGTGAATAGTCCAATAACACCGATGATTTTATTGGCATCGTCAAAGAACGCTCGTTTGAGCGTGAACTCTGCACCATCAAAACCACCATTGTGTGCTACCGCCATAATCGGAACACCGCCAATCTTATCTCGTTCATCAGTCGAGATGCTAACAGTCATTTTATCAACGCTCACCGTGCTATTAGTGGCTATCTTATCCCTTACGATAATAGGGCCGTCTGACTTATAGATTTGGCCGTTATAAGATACGTCGGCGTCGCTATCAGCCCAGTAGTACGTTACACCACTACGCAAGCGCAACTCGTAAAGGTCGCAACTCATGAAATATTTATCATTGTTGAGGTGATTTCTTAATACCTCATTTACCTCTTTCATAAATGCGCCCCCTATCGAGTCGATACTAACTTAAATGATTTAGATTTATAAACGTTTGTAAAGATATACTCGGCTGTCATATCACCGCTGAACCTTACCAGCCAATAATAGGTATAATCGGCTGTAATTACTGCATTCGGTGCAACTGTCTGCCCTGCTGCCAGCTTAATTACGCCTTTATCGCTAACAGCTCGAATAGGTGAGCCATTAGCGTATAATTTAAGGTTTTCAACGTGATACACAGGTTCTAGGAAATCACCGAACTTTCGCACGGCTTGCCATGAGCCCATATTGCCAGTACCGAGCTGTATACCTTTCTCGGCGTTATCCTCTGGATCTAACCACAAAAAGGGAACTGTACCGCCTTTAGTCTTAGAATAAAAGCCCATAAGCTCTTTATATTGTGCAGGTGTTAGCACCTCAAACTCTGTTGAAATGGTGTATTGTGGATATTTCCAGTTTGTCATGGTGCGAACCTTACCAGAGCCAGAGGTCTTGGTTTTTGTATCCCATTTCTGCGCCTTTTGTGATTTCCACGCCAAAGAGATGATAGTTGGAAATTTTAAATATTCAGCCATAATCACCACGTTCCAGCCGTGCCTATAAATTCACGGTCTTGATTTACTAAAAACTGCCTCAAAGCTCTGCCGCCTCGTGTTTCGAGGAATGAGCCAAAGCTCTCGGCGTCGATAGCGCTTACATTCAATGTAATGCCACCGCCTGCACCTACACCACCATTAGAGCGACTTATGCCATCGCCTAATCGGTCGAATACTGTATCAGATAAAGGCAATACAGCCTCTTGATATTTACCCTCACCGATTTGGGCTATTGTGGTGCCATATGCAAGGCCACCCTCTGCGAGTGCTGGCATACTCTTAGCACTAAATGCAGCGCCAAAACTACCGCCAAAGTTGCCAACTGCACCGAGTGCTGTTGCTTGCGCTACGCCTGCCGCTGTGCTACTGCTCCAAGCAGCTAAACCAGCCGCCGCACTAGCGCCGAATGTCGCCATAGATACTTGTTGAGCGAGTGAGCTCCATGCAGGTAATTGAGCCTGTGCTGCTGCTACGCTTGCCGCTGTTTGTTGCGACTGTAGCATTCTGCCGAGCACAGCCTGCTTGATTTGAGCTGCTATCCATTGAGCCACGCTATCGGCTATTGTTTTAAGAATAGCCTTACCCATATTTTGGAAAGCCTGCGTTATTGTCATTGTGCCTTGTAATAGGCCAGATATGCCATCTTGCAATTTATCAATGCCAGCGCTTGCCGTATCCCATAATAATTGTTGTGTGTTTAAATGGCTATCCATTACAGCCTGCTGATATTCGCTTAACAATTCCTTGCGTAGATCATAGCTCTGCTGAGTAGCTACATATTCAGCGTCTAGTGCTGACTGCAACGCCTCAAAGTTCTGTGTGCGCATAGCCTCGTCAATGTTCCATTTTTCCTCGGCCATTGTGCGCTGTAACTCTAGGTATTTATCATTGTAATCACGATGAACTGCGAGCAACTCCTCAGTCTTTTGCTTTTCAAAGTCTACTCGGCCGTCCTCTGTCATTTCAAACAGAATACCTCGCTCTTTCAGCGTATCAATGAAATGCTGTTGCTGCATTTTGTCCATTTGTACAAAATCATCGCCGTATTTATCCCATTTATCGCTGATTGCGTCTATAGCGTCTGTATATTCTTTGGTGAATTGCACCATTGGCGAGGCTTGGCCTGTGCTATCTTTAACCGCTAGGCTTAATTCGAGGTCTTTGCGCATATCTCGAATGTTATTCTCGATTTCTCGCATTTTAGCCATTTCTTCCTGTTTGGCTTTAATGCGTTTCTCAGCATACACGGCGTTTAATAGCTCAAGGTCTTGCTGATAGTTAGCATTGGCTGCTTTTGATTTATCGAGCTCGTCAAGCTCTTTCTTATACTCTAATTCGAGTAATTCTTGCTTGTTGCCGAGCATTTCAAGGTACGATTGCAAGATTTTTTCATGCACTTGCTTGGCCTCTTTTTCGAGGTCTTTGCCTTTGCTACCATTACCGCCGCCACCTTTGCCGCCTTTGCCTTTGCCCTTGCCGCCGCCTGTGTCATAGTCGCCGCCACCGCCGCCGCCAAAATCGAGGCCAGTATCATCACCGCCAGCGGATAAGCCGCTAAACACTTGCGAGGCCATATCGCCAGCAGTATTTACAATTTCTTGCGCACTATCGGCGCTGATTGTGTCAACCTGTGCGATAGCTGTAAAAGTACCGCCAAAGAATTTGGCTACTTTGTCGCCTACGCTATTGAGTTTAGCGATAAGCCAGTTCAATGCGTCGATAATCTTATTCACGCCCCATACGGCAGTATGTACGATAGTAGAGAATACCGAGCTCAATGTAGCCCCAAAGCCGTTGCCAGCTGCCGCCGCTGTAGCGAATACTGTAACAAGCGTTACAAGTACAGAAATCAATAACCCTACAGGGTTAGCTCTCATCACTACATTTACAACTTGCTGCGCTGCCGCTGCTGCTAGTGCACCACTACGCACAGCAATATAAGCACCTCTTACGCCAAACAATATGGCTGTTAGTGCTGCCGTTACTATTGATGTGCCAGCCATTGCAGCTCTTAATACCGCCATAGCAGCCGCATGAACTTTCGTAGCCGTAGCCGAGGCTACCTCTGCCACTCGTAACGCTACTACTTTAACAGTCAAAGCCGCCGTTTGAGCATTACATAATGCCACAGCTGCCCTATAAGTGGTAAATGCTACCACTACGGCCAATACTGCTGCCGATACTCTCGGCATAGTAGTTATAAACAAAGAGCCAAAGCTCGCTACTGTCTGCGTGATCGTAGATATAGCAATTCGTAAACCAGCAAAAGCCGCACTAATTAAGCCTATTGAACCTTGTGCAGCTATAGCCATGCCTCTGATTGCTACCACTACGCCCTCGCTTAACGCTTGGAACTCGCCGCTTTGCGGAATGCTTGAAATCTGTTCAAGTACAGGCTGAAAGGCTTGTATTAGCTCATTCTGAATAGATTGCCCTACCTCTGCGAACGTCATAGGAATTTCGGCGAATTTTGCGTTTGTTTCCTCTGCGCTATTAAATAGAGCCTCTTTGATAATGTCAGATGTAATTAAGCCTTGCGAGCTCATTTCCTTTAACTGGCCTACAGTTAAGCCCATTTCATTAGCAATAGATTGAGCCAATAACGGCGCATTTTCCATGATAGAGTGGAACTCGTCGCCTTGTAACTTGCCTGCTGCCATAGCTTGCGTTAATTGGTACATTGCAGCGCTGGCCTCTTGTACGCTAGCACCAGATATTTTAAATTGCTTATTTAATTGCTCTACAAAGGCGATTGCCTCATCGTTCGAGCTGAAAGCGTCTTTTGCCAGCATATTGAGCTTTGCCACGCTGTCGGCCATATCTGTATAGCTACCTCGAGAGCGTTGCGCTGCGTCATAAACCTTTTCCATGATTTGGGCTGTAGTTTGTGAGCCGTCATTGATTAAGTTGATGCGAGAGCGTATGCTTGTTAATTCGTCGGCTGTCTGTGTAGCAGCAACTGCCACATCTTTGATTTTGTCAGCCACAAAGCCTATGCCAGTAACAGCGCCAGCGAATTGCAACCCTTTATTCATTTGAGATACGATAGATTTTATCTCTGCACGAATGCCAGCCGCCTCTTTAGCTACTCTGTTGCTCGCCTCTGCTATGCTTTTGGGTAGTTCCGAGCTTATCGTATTAGCCACCTTATTGACGGCAGCCGTAGCCTCTGAACTGTCAGCACTTATGCGAACATTAATATTACTATCTGCCATTTTCTAAATCTCACCCCCCTCTGCTCTAAATTCACGGATAAAGTCCGCCTCTGCTTGCCGCTTTTCGGCTGCTGTTGGCGGATATAGAATATCAATAAATTTCTTTGGCTCGATTGGCTCTGATAATTGCGTATTCATGATATTAGCCACCCAAAATGCTCGGTTCATATCATCTATTTTTTGCTTGCGTTCATAGCCTCTCACGAGCTTTTTAAACTCTATCGGCTGTAATTTCATAAATTCCCAAGGCCGTAAGCCTAGCACGCTATACGCCATTTCTTCTGCGTTTCTTAACCAAAGAGAAAAAGAGGGGGCACTTTGGCCCCCCTCTAGTTTTTTGTTTGTTCGGCCTCGTTTTCGATAGCTACCTTATCATCTGGCGTGAGCTCATTTGGGTACATTTGATAGTACATTTTGGAACCCAAAGCACCACTTGCAATGATCGCTTGCATGAGTGGCGCTTGTAATGATAATAGGCTCACGTCTTTTATTTCATCGGATAAAAGCTCATCGAATAGCTCATAATATTGTTGAGCGTTTCGCTTATGCTGTTTCATGCCGATAGCATAGCCTGTGATAATGCTATTAATAGGCCATATGCTCATTTGTAAGAGCTCCCCAATCGGTTGCCCTACAGCAGCCTCAAACTCCATGAGGCGCTGCATATTGAACATTAAATATTCGCCATTTTTAAAGAAATTACATTCTACTTTTTTCATAATTCAAAAACTCCCTATTTTAGCGCTAATTTAGGAATAGTGTAGGTATATAAGGCTACCTATTAGCCACCAATGCCAGCTGGTGCTGGTTGTAATTCAGATAATGGGCCTACGCCATTTAAAGAGCCTTTATAAGTAGCTACGCCGTCATGAGGTGTAGAGATAGAAAGCTCTGTTACACTTGCAATACCAGTAAAGAATGTTTTATCTGGATACTCAAATTTAATGTGTACGTTGTCGCCGTCCAAGAATGCTTTTTCTAAGAGTTTCAAGCTTTCCTCTTTAGGCATTAAGAGTGTTTCAATCGCAAAGCTCCACTCTTTAAGGCCTGCAATAGTAGATTTCCAACCACCAGAGCCTTTATGGCTTGCGTCGATAGAGTCGGCTTTACGAGATAAGTCGCCAGAGCGTTGGCCACCTAATAGCAACCACTTAGCGCCTGCTTTTTCATTTGTGCCAACGTTCAAATATAATAGATAGTTTTTACCTGCTGTAGGCATATCCACCGCCGCTGGTTTGTATAATGTTTCTGCCATTAATAAATACCCCCTTTAGTATTTAGGTTTTCTTTTAAATCGTACATTTTAGCCTCAAATCGGTATTGTGTACCAATAAAGGGCCTCATGCTGTCGTGATCGTCTGTTTTATTTGTGCAGCGAATATCTATAATCTGATAGCCGCTTTCTTGTAATACGCAAAATTCCTCGTTAAGTGCGCCGCAAGCCTCTCGAAAAGCAATAATTACTTTCTCGACTTGGCTCTCTAATGCGGCAATCTGCTCATAAGCTATATCGAACTCATGACTATCTGATTTAGTCCAGCATTCAATATAAAACTCTTGTTTGAGCATATTGTGCACGTTATCATCGGCAGGCGTTGCCTCACCTCGTCCTAGCATTACCATTCCGAGAGAGTCTACTCCAGCCGTTTGAGGCGCTAAAAAACCGAGCTTAATTTGTCCATTAAACTCGGCTTTCTCTAATGCGTATTTAATTTTATTCAATAATTCGAGCCACATATTAGCCACCTCGATATAAAGGTATATTTCTATACCCTGCATACTTGGCTGGCTGCCCTGTGAGCTGTTCCGCTGTGATTTGGTTTTCTAAAACCGCTATTCTCTCATTAATGTATTTCAATTTCTTAGAGTAATAATCATCATCGGAACCATTACGGCTATATTGGCCAATCAGAGAGGCGGCTTTATTCATGCAGGTTTCTCGGTAACAGTACAATGTAACCAATTCATCTGCAACAAAAGAGCGGATAACATCGCCCTCTTGCACGCCTAACTTTTTGGCTAATACATAAAGCCAACTTTCCGCTTTCTTTAAAGTGGTTTCTAGCACGTTGGGGCCTAGTAGCTCATCATCGAATACCATAGATTGAAATTCGTATAACATTTATGTAACCCCTTACAGTTTAATGTGCAGCTCTGTGCGCTTAACGCCTAGCTCTACATTGCGAGCAATCTCGCCGAGCGATACATTAACAGCTTTCGAGAATATATCATGAACAGCCTCACGGCTATTATCGAGAGCCTCATATAAAAATTGGTCTGGCTTAGTGCCTCTATGAAATACACGCTTTGCGAATACAAAGCCATTACCACCACTAGGAACCCAGCGCAAAGACTGCTTTTCTTTTGGGAAAATGTAATGCGCTCGTGTTCCCTCATGCACGAAAGGCCCATAGTATGCTACATCATTGTCGATATATACCTCTGCTGTTTTATCGCTGATCATGCGCACGTCTATAGCTCTTTCTAATTGTCCGCTCTTAGAGGTAAAGCGATGAGTGCGTTGCGCCTCCTCTTGTACCTCTCGAGCGCTGGCTCTAATCGCTTGCCTTAACCGATTTTCAAATACCTCTCTAGCGTTCATGGTTATTCTTCGGCTGCTTTAGTCGCCTTTTTCTTAGGTTTTGCAGCCGCCTCGCTATCGTCGATTGCAGGCTCTAACACAAAGCCCTCATCAAGCCATAGCTCGAGAGTATACTCATCATCTGTGTATCGAACCTCATTCAGTCGGATAAGTCTATATTTCCCCATGCTTTACCCCCTAATTAAGCGCCAAAGTTAGCCCATACAGTAGCCAAGCGATTTTTTGGAACCCATACATCATGGAATTTTCTGTAATCAATGCCCCAAGCGTTCGCTTGTTGGTTGATTGTTGGGTCGAAAATGCGCATTGTGTCTGTTTTAGATACTGCAATCGCAGCACGTTTAGACATAATAATCCAGTTAATAGCTTTCGCTGCTGTGTCAGCTTTAAAGCCGCCTTTTTCTTGGCCGCTAGTTTTGCCGTCATTGAATGTGTATTGAGATTTCATGCGAGCGCTAGGTACAGCAATAATAGGAATGCCGTTATAAGTGCGTACACGAGTGTTATAAGCGCCGTGTTCAAAGTTCGCTACATCGAGCATACCTTTAGCACCTGCTGCCTCGTTCAAGATAGCTTGCACTTTAGTGCTCATTACGATTACTAAGTCGCCTGTTTCGCCTACTAAGTCCTCGATTTCTACAATTTCTTTGTTAAGTTGTTTGATAATGTTTGTTTCGCTTGGCGTAAAAGCGTCTGTTTTGCGGTTGCCATTCTTAGCGATAGCAGCAATCTTAGAGTAGCGATAAGCGTCTACCTCTGGGATTACTTGCTCTACTTGGAATGTAGACATAACATTTGTACCTGTTGCCAAGAAGTTGCTTTCATCTACTTCCATAGCGTCAAGAGAGAATTTACGGCCACGGTCTTGTGTGAGTTTGAAATCTTCGTAAGTCAAAGATACAGCACCACGATTATAGCCATTATCACGATCATAATTCGCCAAGCCGTCAACGGAAAGAGTAGGAATTTTAACAGTATCGCCGCCGTTATATTTAACCTCGCCAGCGTTTACCTCCATAAAGCCAGATGTAGCGCCCACAAGCATTTGTTGGTCTAGTACTGTTTGGAAATTTTGAGCCATTGTTAAAGTGTTAATTGCCATTGATTAATACCTCTTTTCATAATCAAATAATTAGCCCTCGCTAGGTGGTTTCACACCTGCGATTTTGAACATTTCTGCTAATTGACTATTGCCATCATTCGCATTGCCTGCACCTGCACCGCTGCCGCCATTTTGCACTGTTTTAACTGCATAAGGCTTGTCAGCTAAAAATGCTGTTGCACATTCCTCGATAGTGCCGATTGTGCCGTCCTCTTTAGCCCAACCATATGAGCCGTCTTGTTGTACGGAAATCTGTCCAGCTATGAGCTTGCTGAATGTTTCGGCGTCTGTACAATTAGCTTTTGTTAGCGCTGCAATCGTCTGAGCGCTGATTTCGGAATTTGTACGCTTTTCAATCTCTGCTTGGCGAGCTTGCTCTGCTTGCTCGTACTTATCTGTAAGGCCTTTGATTTGTTTCTCTAAAGTCAAGATTTCTGGGCTTTTTTCGCCTTTGTGAGCCTCGTATTCGTCAACCTTACCTTTTAACTCATCACGTGCTGAGGTTAAGTCTGTAATTTGTTTCTCGAATTTGAGTCTGTCGGCTTTGGCACCCTCGTTAATACGAGAAATTTCGCTTTTAAAGCCGTCGATAAGTTCCTTACCGCCCTCGAGATTTTCAAGTTTCGTGTACAATTCTGCTAAAGTCATGAGTCTTTCTCCTTTTCGTCATGAATTCCGCTATCTTTCGGCTCCCCTAATCAATAGCAATATAAAAGGCCTACGCATTCACTTGCGCAGGCCTGTAGGTCTAAATTATGTATTTTTCTTTGGTTCTCTAGGCTCGAATGTTTCACCATTCCAGCCTCTTGCGTAGTCTTTCCAGTTAGCTTTGCCGCTTTTAACCTCTTTACTACCGCTTATGCCGAGCAATTTCTCTCTATGATCACGAGAAATAGACTCTATATATTGCTTACCGCCCTCGTCTGTATTGTCTTTTGCTTTGCTAATATCTACCTCAAAATCAAATACAGGCGATATTCTACACATACAATGCGGATGAGCTGGCAGCGTTGGGAATTTATCTTTAGGATAAACCCCTTTACCTAAGCCGTATAAATCGGCGTTGGCGTAAAAGTCGCATATATCATACCGAGGATGTCTACTTGATAGCACCCATTTGAGAGCGACTACATCATCATCATTTTTATAGCGTAGCATTTGGCCGTCGGCGTATGCTCTAGCCGTTTCTGTGCGAGCTATGCGCTCGGCGTTGTATCGTGCTTTCTCTTGCACCGCCACAGTAACAGCCCTCGAAAGGTCTATAGCGTTGCCCTCGTCTACTGCTTGAATGAGTTCAGAATAGGCAGCTCGTAGGCTAGGCGTTGTGTTCTGCTGTACTTGACGCTCTGTGCGTCTAATTACACGCTTAAATCGAGCGAGCTCCTCATCATTTAGCGATTGAGGCGGCTTTAACGCTCTCAGTCGTTCTATGTGCTTAGGTAGTTTATCAGTAGCGATAACGCCACCCTTTCCATAGCCCTCGAATATAGAGCGAGCTATCTCACGAATACTTTTACCACGTTTCAGAGATTGCTTTATAACATCAGCCGTTTCACGTTGCACTTTATGAGCGTTACGATGTAAGCGCTTTGACAGCTTTAAGCCGTCGCTCGCCCAAGCTGCTTGCATAGCCTCACTAATTGATTGATTAGTGTAATTAAAAGGCCTATGACCTGCCACCGAGAGCGGTGTAAGTACACTATGATAGGCCTTATTAAAATTTTCCACCATATCAACCGTAAGAGGCGCCTCTAGCATTTCCATAATAGGGTAAGTCTTATAAGCGATTTGAACGGCCTTATCGGCTGAATATCCAAGCGATACTAATTCATGTACCATTTTCTCGAATTGCTCGAGGATATTATCAAGCGTTTGGCTCGTCTGTTTCATCATCTAGGCCCTCATCGCTATAGGCTTTGTCTTGCGCTGCCTCATCGGCTGCCGCCTGCGCCTCTTTAACGATCATATCTTTAGTTTCCTTTTCAAGGTTAGGCATGTAAGCGTCAATTACTTTCTTTAAGATTTCGCTGTCGAAAGTATCAGATTTAAACTCTAAATCTTTGGCCTGTTGTGCCTGTGTAAGGCTTTCAGATACATCATTTACCTTGAAATCACGAGGATAGTCGCAAGTATACTCGATATTGTCGCCACTCCATAGGCGGTATAGCTCGATAATGTCATACTCTGCATTCTCGCAACGTACTGCAAAGGCTGCTAGATTTTGATTAGTACGCTCAAAGTCCCATTGTTTAGCCACGCCGCTCTTAGCTTGCTGTACGCCGATAACGCTATCAATGCCGCTCATGCGGTACATTTCATTGATGAGCTTATCAATTTGAGCCATGAGCACCTCGGCTGGGCCTTTATCTGGTGCAATAAAGCTCGGTGCCTTGCCTGCCTCTGCTGGATATGCGAGCAGGTTATCAGTACCGATAGTTACATCTTGTAAGCCGTTGTTATCGACTGGCATAGTTAAGATAGAGAATGTTTGATTGTATAGAATTTGAGAGAGTAGTGAGCATAGGTTATATACATGAGCATTCGTTTTCGCAATGCTCAAATACTCAGGCGGTGGCAAAATATCACGCTTGCGTGCTGCTCTACCGAACCATTGAACTATAGGAATACGGCCAATGTTATGCTCGCCTTTCCCTACTACTTTATTGTCGCTATCGGTGATTTTCCATTCTGCAGGCGTCCATGTGTGATAGTGCGCCTTGATTGTGCCGTCGGCGTTCTTTAAGTAGCTGGCATAAGTAAATAGTTTAAGCTTGCCGTTATCGTCGAACTCGTAATTTACTACGTTTTTAGGCTCAACCGCTGTTAAGTATGGCATAGATCTATTGGCTAATGTTTCAGCCAAAGAGCTGCCGAACTCGCTCACGTTATCAACTACGATATACATAACGCCATAGAGCTTGGCGGCTATTGCATTTTGTTCTATAAATTCCTGTAACGTAGTGCCCTGTCTATCTACATCGTTAATGAACTCATCGAATAATACAGAGTTACTATATTCTCGCTTAATTTCATCTTTAAAAATAGGGTCTACACTCGCATTGAGAATAGGCCCTGTATAGTTGAGATAGTATGCTATTTTGCGTCTAAAATCGATTGATTGAGTACTTTCTCGAGTGTGTGCTGTTACTGCTGCGCCACTTGCGAACATGCCGCTCCCATAGTATGCGTCATGTAGTAGCTCGTACTCTTCCGCTCGAGGGTTGTTATATGTTATTGCCATGTTACCTCTTTTCTAATTGATGTTAATTCTACCGCTGCGAACCTGCGGCGCATTGATTTTCTCTGCTATGCCTGTGAGTGCGTCGGCTGCGTCATCGTGTGCATTCTTGCCCTCTCGTTGGTATCTCGTAATGTCAGCAGCCAACTGAGGCCACCTATCACGCCAATTCTTAGGCATATATACATGGTTCATAACCCATGTAGCATTAGACTGAATGCGTGCTATTTTGTTGCCGCTTTGATGAAACATATTAATCACACACTTATTTGAATTGTATTTTTGTTTGAGTATATTCTGCACGTTACGGCCAAACCCTCGGCCGCCGTTATTGCTTTCTATATCTGCCACATTTACGCCGTTACGATAAAACATATCGGCCACCTCTGGCTCTGTGGTTTCCATAGCGTCTTTGGTGTAGACTACATCAAGGATATACGCCTCACCCTCGTATACGCCGTATGTAAAGCTGGCTAGGTAGTCGCTGCCTGTATCAGCCGTATCTGTGTAATTCTTAATACATGAAAATAACACGTTACCTTTATCGTCTTTCGGCAACGTGTCATATGTAAGTATTTGACTGTACAAGCACCCTTTAAGGTCTATCGGTATTTGTTGATAGTTGGCGCTGGCAATATCCTCACCCATAGCTCGAACCTTAGACATGTAAGAGGCTTTAGATAGCACCTCTTCGCAAAGCATTGAGCCGTCGTCTTGTAAGGCTTTCATTGTAATTACTTTCGCCTTAAATAACGTATCATCTTTGAAATGTTCAATAGCTCGCCCTGCTAAGTCGTCGCTCGCCCAGCGTGTCATGATAATAATAATCTTGCCGCCCTCTTCAAGCCGTGAAAGCATGGTATTGGTAAACCATTCCCAATGTTTCTCTTTCACGCTGGCATTATAGGCCTCTTCGCTGTTTTTAATAATATCGTCAATGATCATGAGCGAACAGCCAAAGCCTGTTGCAGTACCAGTTGGCGATGTAGCTAGGTAAGAGTTATTCTGACCTTCAATGCTCCATAAGTGAGCCTGTGCATCACCTACAGCCACTTTAGTGAATGGGAATATATCCGAGAATACTGTGATATCATCATCAGCCTTTGCCTCTTGAATTGAGTTCCTAACAGATTTACTGAACATTTTGGATAGTGTTTCATTGTATGAGCCTGTCATTATCTTTGCCGATGGGTTATTCCCTATATGCCACTTGGTCAGCATCTGCGCTGTTCTACTCTTGCCATGTCGAGGTGGCATATTCATGATCAGCACATTATATTCATCGCCCTCTATGAATGATTGCAGTTCATTACACAACTCTACGAGATAGGCTCTATCCTTCCGATAGAAATCACCGGCCATTAAGTGGCAAAAATAAAAGAACTCCCTTCTTGCGAGTTCCTTCTTTGCTGCTTGTATAATCTTTTCCTTATTCATCATCAATCAGCGCCTTTATATCAGCCGTATCTATTCCCTCGAATGGGTTTTTCACCTCGACGGCTGCGTCGATGTTCTTAGTATCTCGCCATTTAGCTGGCTGTCTATTTTTAAGCCAGAATATTAATGATGTAGAGTTCGGCGCTACATCCTTAGTAGTGCGCTTAACCTCTACTATTTCGCTTTCGCCTGTTTCTGGGTTGTAGATACGCTCTTTTACTACCTCATCGAACTTATAGCCCATAGCACTTTTAAGCAGCGCATTCTCTACTAATATGTCCACTACCTCTTTGCCTCTTTTTAAAGCCTCTGAAAAATCTTTATATTTGACTTTCCAAGCGTACAAAGTAGATACGTTAATACCAATATTATGAGCAATCTGTTCATCATTAAGGCCGTCTCGTGCCCAGCCCTCTAACCTTAACAGATTATCTGGCTCTAGCCACGTTTCGTATTTAGGCGTACGGCCTAGCCGTTTCTTTTTCTTCGGCTCTGTCTTTTTAGTTTTAGCTGCCACGATCTCACCTCTTTTTATGTGTAAATACAAAAACACCTCGAACAGAGTGTCTCAATCTCTGCCGAGGTGTTCTTGCGATGTAGTATGTCTATAAGAAAGGAGGATAAAATGAAACGTAAACTTAATAGTTCAAGCACCTTTTACCACTATCATAATACCACGCTCTAATAGTACTGAATATGACAGCTTTTTGACATATTATAGAGCGTAAGCCCCAAATAAATAGATACTTAAATCATCTATTCCCTTTTCTAGCCACCTATAGACATTTCGCTCTACTGTGTTATGCTTTTCTGCGATTTCTGCGATTGTTAAGTCATTGATGTATCTATCTATCACGCATTCACAGTAGTGTTTATCGTTGTTAATGCAGTTAGTTCGGTATACATCGAGCATTTTGTCTATATGCTCAATAATAAGCTCTGTACGCCGCTTACTTGCTAGAATGGTTTCAATCTGCAATAACCCTCTACGATTAAACACCTCATACAATACTGTTTGTAAGTCGCTAGGTGTGAGGGTATCCTCTGCCTTTGCGATAGCGCTCTTACAATGTGCTTTCATGGCTGTATAGCCCTCGAGTAGCGTTGTAGTATTCTTATAGGCTCTCTCGTTTTTCTTTGCGAGCATATCCTCGTTACGCCGATTAAATTCGGTTAAGGCTGTTTGTGCTGCTGTTTCTGCTGCAATTTTAACAATAGCCTCTACCTCTGACTCGGTAAAAGTACGCCCCTTACATTCCATTCAATCACCCCCATATATAATGCACGCCAGCAGCTAACAATAAAAGCATACCTAATGTAATTAGAATACTAAACACGATAGAGCTTATGAATATAACCCATGTTATGTAGTTAAGGCGTTTTTCATGATCATTGTTATATTGCTTTTCCAATTCTAACCGCCTTTCCGTTTACTACTTTGTAAATAATTTCATCGTCAAAATATACGCCGTTCGGTATGCGATTATTTCTTATAAGCCATTGTCTAAAGAGTTTGTTAATACCTAGCTCCAACTCTTTAATTTCGCTCTCTGGTACGTTTTTAAGCGTATCGTAATCGTTTATATCGTTTCTTAAATCAATGGCTAAATCTTCGACTATCTCCCTAGCAATTCCACCAGTATAAGGCCACCATTGAGAGCACGGCACCAGATAAAATATATCCTTACCACACCTTTGAGCCTCTTTTACGCCTGCCTCTTTAGCTGCTTTGTAGCTGTGTATTTCGTCCTCTCGAGTCCATTCATAGCAGCCACTCTCAAGAGTTACGATATAAGTATTAGTTTTCATCGTCGCCACCTGCTAACCTTACATATTTAGGCATAATTTTAATTTCTCCAGTTTCGCTCCAGCTTGTCCTACCATTGTCAAAATAATACACCATTCCGCATAAAAACTTTGAGAAATGTCTATTTACAACTACGCCGTCGTTATATCGAATTTTTATAGGTGTATCTACAGCCACCTTACTCCAATCAACAATACCGAGATACTTGCCAATATCGAGATAATTCGGCTCATTGAAATCTGGTAAAAGCCCATGTAAAGTGATAACTATTTTTGTATCGTTAACCACCTCGCCTTTACCGCTAATTATAGGCGTTTCTTTTACTCCTACATATCCACCATAAAACGGCGAGTATGCTATGTATTTAATGCCATTGTCATACAGTTTTTGCAATAGCCATTTACGGCCCTCTTTATCGTTCATGCTAATACCCCTTTTCTTTTATAAACTCATCAAAGTGATTTTGTGCGTACAATTTCACATTTTCTATAAATTCTTCGCTTGCATTATCTATATGAAAACCCTTTACAGCCAAACATAATTTATAATCACCGCATATATAAATCACAGTAGCATATGGGCCGCCCTCATCTATAACACTAGGCGTGATCTTGCCAATTATTCCATTGATAGCCAGCTCTTTATATGATGTGAGTATCATTACTGCACCTCGTTAATATCTTTAATACTTGCCCTCTTATATAGCTGTTTTCGGTATGGTGTATGCGAGTTTCATTTATTGTGATTTCGATAATATCTTGAACCTCTAGCACCTTGTAACCTATGCTATCTTTAATTTTCATGAATGTTCTATAGCTTTTATTCTTCGCAATCTTTCGAGCGTGCATAAGTGCGACTTGTAAATCGCTATTCGTCATATAATCTCTGCATTTTAACGTGAGATATGTGCCCTTTGGATAAAACTGTACCTCGAACTCATCAAAGCCGTGCTCGAAAAGCTCTTTTGTATCTATCATTTGTTAGCCTCTTTTTCGAGCATTTTACAAAGCTCGCTTTTTGCATAAGTTCTGGTATCCTCGATATATTTCTCTAGTGCGTTGCTTTTTAAAATTTCAGTGTTGCATATGCTGCCTAAATCAACTTTTGCGCCAGCATTTTTATAACGCCAGATGAACCCATATATCATAGTAGCGGCCAAAACTGACTCCCTTTGCTCTACGATAGGAATGATTATATCGTTACCAATAACAATGGTTAAAGCTGCTTGTAGTTGTTGCAGTTTTAATGCGTGTTCATATGTAATCATGCTTACGCCTACTTTCTCATATCTACGATCACGAATGACGCAAACGATACTGTAAACGTACCGAGGAATGCGAACAGTACTCTCGATACATCGCTGCCAGTTACTCCAAACAGTCCAATCAACCAAAGCACTAAGGCAATCGAGAGCGCAAGGCTCTCGATTTTCATGATAAAGATAGATACTACAAATACAGATTTAAAAAGTGCTTTCATATTATTTACCTGCTTTCAATTCCTCAACCTCTTTGATTAATTGATTTACTAGAGTTTCGAGCTGTGCAATTTTTCCTTTGTGGTTAGTTTCGTACTCGCTGCCTTTGCCTAATCTGAAAGATACGCCAGCGTTTACCATTTTAGCGGCGCCGAATGTGCCTGCAACGCTAAATAATACATGCTCATTAGGTGCGTAGAATGCGCCGAGAGCTGCTGCATTAGCATTTTTATAATGGCCGTAGCCTGCCGCAAAGCTCAATTTATCATCTGCATTATAGCCTACATAATGCAAAGCGCTGAGTGCTGCATTAGCTGCGCCAGTTTTCGCCACCTCGTCCATAACATTGGAAATTTTATTGTTAAAGTTTTGCTCGAGTGCTGCATTACTGCCTTTCAAATCTGCAATATCTTTAGTATTAATGTTCACTTGTTTTTGAGTATCTTGTACATCGTTTTTGAGCGCTTTGTTATCACTTTCAAGCGCCACGATACGGCCCTCATGGTTAGCTAATACTTTGCCTTGATTATTGACTACTGCGCCCAAGTTAGTAATAGCGTTACTATTTTTAGTGATCGCTGCTGTATTACCTGCAATATTTTTGGAATTATTAGCAATAGCTTTTGTATTGCCTACGATATTTTGAGCGTTTTTGTTAATGGCTAGGCCGTTGCTGTTAATCTCATCAATAGCAGCGAATAATTGGCTGCCATTTACAGCGTCGAGGCTGTCGGCCTCAATTCTGCCAGCCGCCACATTTTGCAACTGGCGAGAGTAGTTATCTAAATGGCTGTATGTTTCGCTTTTTTTGCTGCCAAAAGATACAGATGAGTTAGGCGCCTCACCTGCGAAAACGTGAGTAACGCCGTTTATCTCCATTTGTCCAAATCCTACAGGCTCATATGTTTGGCTGTTTGTGCCAATAGCTACGCTATTTTGAATAGGGGCGCTTGCATTATTGCCGATTGTTACTGCGTCCATGCCTCTCGTCATGGTATGCGTACCAATAGCAATGGCGCCTTGATTATCTACTACAGAATTAGCGCCGATCATAACTTGCTCTTTATGAGCACCTACATAATTGTTATAGCCGATAACTGTAGTTTCTCCAGCTGCTACAGTACCATTACCGCCACCGATTACAGTAGTATCATCTGCATTCACAGTATTATCTCTGCCGAATACAACTACATTGGAACCATTAGCGCTGGAATTAGCACCAGCTACAATGGAATTATAGCCATTAGCCACAGGCGCCAACGTGTTTGGCTCCACCTGCCCTACTGCGATACTACCTGCTGCGAATGCGTTGCCTGCTACTGTTGCGAAAATTGCTGCTGTTAAAATTGTTTTATTCATTGTGTTTTCTCCTATTTCTTAAATCTTGTTAATTCAATGCCTGCATTTAAAAGGCGTTTTCTAACTACTGTGAAAGACATATCACAGGCCGCTGCGATTTGTCTGATTGTTAAACCCTCACGCCTCATGTTAATCAAAATATTTATATCCACGTTATAGCGGTTTTTCTTTCTAGGTTTCATCTGTAAACCTAATACTTTTAGCGCCTCATCTGGGCTCTTTTTGCCGTATATACAGGCGCCTAGAGCGAACCAGTTACCAGCGTATATCAGTTTCATAGGTTCCCTCTACTGCCATACACGAACAGGCCTATTTGTTCTGCGACGAATGCGGTTATTACTATCTTTCACATATCCAATCACATCGCCCCTGTATTCCTTAGCCTCACGATAGGCCACTAATATTTGAGTGTATTCTGTGTATGGCTTGCATTTACTATGACAACCTACATAACGCTCTGTGCAGTTCTTGCATGGTGATTTTGACATAATACTTACTCCCTTTTTATCCCTTAAAAAATACCAGCCATATCGTTTTGCCCCTACGTTGGCCAATTATTGGCTTGCTAGGTAGCAGCCCTTTTATATTTGAAAATAGTACTTGCTCCTCATTCCATTTAAAAATAAGCGTTCCATTTTCTTTAAGCACTCGCCAGCACTCTGAAAGGCCTTGTTTAATATCATCTTTCCAGTTAGGCCCTAGTGTTCCATACTTGGCTTTCAAATATGATGTATCACCTGCATTTTTTAAATGTGGTGGATCAAAGATAACTAAATAAAATGTTTCGTCATCAAAAGGAATGCTTTTAAAATCTGCTACTATATCTGGGTTTACTACTAACTTTCTGCCGTCGCATAGCGTGGTGTCTAATGTTCGATTGTCCATATATAAAGCACTTTCGTGCTCTTTATTGAACCAAAACATACGAGAGCCACAGCAAGCGTCTAGTATTTTCATTTACCAGTACTCCCAAAGCCGCCAGCCCCTCGGCTGGTTTCGCCTAATTCCTCTACCTCTTGAATTTGAACGCTAGGCACAGGCACAATTACGCCCTGCACTAATCGCTCGCCTATATCTGCCGTTACTGTGAAATTGCTTGTATTTCGCAATAACGCACATACCTCGCCTCTGTAGTCGCTATCAATCACGCCTACACTATTAGGCATTCTTAGTGGCGTCTTCCATGTGCTACTGCGTGGAATGAGCAGCATTACATACCCCTCTGGAATTTCTACAGCCACGCCGAGCGGCACTTTCTTAGAGCGATTTGGCTCAAATCGTACTGGCTGCGGTAGGTAAAAATCAATACCAGCAGCGCCCTGTGTTCCTTGCTTTGGTAGCTCTACGTTTTTACTTAATTTCTTGATTTTTATATCTAGCATTTTCAGCTCTCCTCTTGCTCATTTTCTCGTTTCTATGAATAGCACCTCGCTAGTCTTGAATTACTAATTTTTCGATTTCAAGGTCGATACAGTCAACGTATACATCAAGAGCGCCGTCTACCTTTCCGCAATCAATCGTGATCTGATCATTGATAGTTTTTAAAACTTGCTCTTTCAGTTCCTCGGCGTGAGCCTCGCTATTAGCATTAAGCCAAATATCAAGGCCGATAGTACCTATTAGCTGCAATCTGTATTCTTTCTCATTCATGGTGTGTGATGTCCTTTCTTAATGAGTTTTCTGTATTCCTTGTATGATATTGAGGTAGGGGCTTTAGGTTTAGCCTTAGCCCCTGCCGTGGCACCTCTTGGGCTTTTTGCTCGTTTCGTGGTGTCGCACTTACGAGCTTTTGCTTTTACATATTCATCGCATAATACGCTGTTCTCGGTGATTTGATGTATTATAATCTCGACTCTTGGGTTATTTTTATCGAGCCCAGCGATCATAGAGCCGTCATAATTGACGATGTATTTATCATCATCAATCACGCCAGCCGCTTGCAATATGTCAGAGGTGGCCTGCAATAGGCCAACCAAATCTGGCCAATGCGCTCGATTTTGTAAAAAATAGCGGCACATAACCGATATTGGGCCATGAACAGCCTGCACTCGAGCCAGCTGTATGAGAGCAACTCGCTCATACGCTTTGTATGCTTTTGACGGTAAGAGTACACGTTTATTGTCTGGCGTGAGTGCTATCCTGCTGCTGTTCTTTTTCGTTCTTGGTTGGCCCATAATTACAAGTTCCACGATTTCACCTCTATATCTTTTAATTTATTTTCTAATTCTATGTACTAAATTTCGTTATTTTGCCCCCTCTCGCTATTCGCTCGATAATTCCTATCGTGAGAATTTTAAACTCGCCTTATAGGGCGTTTAAATGAATTTTTATTATCTATGAGAGGCGCCCATGAAAATGGCCTCTTGATATTCACCTCTCAACCTGTCATATATGCGCTGGCTGTAATGGTCTTTAGTCCAGCCCTCGCTATAGTTAGTTGTGAGGATAATCGGCCGCATTCGGTTATAGCGGTCTATGATAATGCTCTCTACCTTTGCGGCTACCCATTCAGATTTTGAATATTCAGCCCCAAAATCATCGAGCAGTAAGAGCGGTATGTTCCGCAGTTTTTGCTCGTAGCTCATGAACGCCACGCTATCGCCTTTGGATAACGTAAGCATGTTATCCAAGAGGTTTGGCATAGAGAGCATTAAGCACCCTTTGCCAATCGCTAGAGCCTCTTTTAATAAGCACACACCGAGAGAGGTTTTCCCTGTGCCAGCTGGGCCCCTTAATATGAGGCCCTTTCCTGTATTCAAATTTTCCTCTAGGTTCTGCCTGTATTCGTTGACTATGCGATAGGCCTCTTTGTTTTCCTTTGGAAAGCTGCCGTTTTCCTTTAACCATGTAAAGCTCATATCGTAGTAGCGCTTAGGAATACCAGCCAAGTGATAGGTATTGTTTATGTTGTTTTGAATAATTACAGGCCTATCATAGATAGGCGTATAAAATTCAAAATCATCATTTACCGTGCACTCTTTCGTATTCTGCTTGCCAATCGACTGTTTCAGTTTTTCGATTGCTGCCGTTGCGTCGAATTGTTTCATTTTCCCCTCTTTTGTTTTTAAGAATGCCCTCCGCATATCGAATGCTTGATTTTCCATTCTCATGAGTGATATTCACAGCCTCAATAGTTTCCTGCAAGCCGTACTCACTCACTAAATCATCAATTACACCTTTTACAAAGGGAGAGAAAGGCCCAAAGTATTTAGCCCATAGATCATAGATTTCTAAATTTAAAACAGATGAGGGGTTTTTCTCCTCTATCTCTTTTTCTCTAGTTGTAGATATTGTTATATCTCTTTCTCTATCTCTGTGTTCTAACTCTTTCTCTTTCTCTTTCTCTATCTCTACGTTACAGAATTGTTTCACTTGCGTTACATCGGTGTTACATTGTAACGCTTTTTGACGCTCTCGGTGCTTGCGAACCCTTGCAGCGCCTGCGGTTTCGCACCCTGTACTATCTTTTGTGTCTGGCAAGTAGTATTCATCCTCTGAACGCATTTCAAGCAAGCCACTATTTAAGAGATATGTAACAGTAATCTGTACATTTTCCTCGCTTTCGTCGAGATCAAGAGCCAGCTCAGATGAGAAATTCTCCTCTAGGCCGTCAAAATAGAGTTTTCCCTCGCTCATAATTGAGCGCAAGAGCATTTTTAAATAAATTATTGTGTATGTGTCGCCGCCTGCGATTTTTCTTAAACGCTTAATTTCTTTACGTTGGAAAAAATCTTTATGCAGCTTTAACCAAAAATATCTCTTAGGCGTTGTTGTCATATATCCCCCTTTCTATTTAACTGGTGCGAATGTGATAATATCTCTATCGGCTGTATGCCGATATAACCCAATTTGTAGGCCATAATCTAAAATGCTTTTTACTGTATTAGCCAATACTCCTGTTGCTTTCTCGGTGCGTACCATGAAAGTAGGCGTATAAGGAATATCAGCCAGCTTTAATGCTGCGATATAATCTCGTACTTTCACCCAATCAGCACCAAACTGAGCAAGCATTTTATCGTTATTCATGGCCGACTACCTCGCCAGTGTTAGCGTCGATGATTTCACCAGCCACGTTATAAGTATCGCTGCTGTGTTCCTCTACAGTTTCCTCATATTCAGCGTCGATAGTTTCGCCGCTAAAATCAACGTCAAATTCACCGTCTTTGTTCATGGAAATAACGCCGCCGTCGTTGCTTAACGCTTGGCTCATTTGAATACTTTCAATACTCAAAGGGCCGTATTTAGATAACAAGCGTTTTAACACAGTCTTTTCTGCCATTGTGTTAAAATCGGTTAAACCCCATTTATCAGTGCCGCCTTTATAGTTTTTACTGTATTTCTTGGCGTGTGCGATCATTTCATCGAGTTCCATGAACAGCATTTTTTCAAAGCCATTAGTTAAGCGGAAATAAGCAAGATAACCGATAACTTTATCGCCTGTGCGCTCGCCGAATTTGAATTTATCCAATAACCTATTTTCATATTCAAGCTCGCCCTCATATACTGTTTTAGCCCCAATATCTACATATTGGCCGCTGCGTTGAGCCAACTGGATATAACCCTTATATCCGAGTTGGAACTGAGCCTCGTTGCCATAAGGTACGATATAGGCAAAACCTAAACTCTGATTTATTGGCAGGTCTAACATTGCCGCCTGCGCTGCTGCACCGATTACTGTGGCAGGGTTAGCTTTTGCCAAGTATTTATTATTGTTAGTTACTGCGATAATGCTTGACATGAACCCAGCGGCTTTCTTGCCTAGCATTTCGTTGAATTTGTTTTTATATGCAGGCATTTCGAGCATGCCTTTTAATGTTTTAGCCTCTTTTGCGGCTGTGATAGTGTTTTTCTTTAATTCAATACCTGTTGTTGTTGCCATTAGTACACCCCTATAACTATTTCTTTTTTTTCAAAGTCTATAAAAATACTATTTGCCTTACTACTTGCCGTCTCTGTGTTTTCAATATGCACATCAAAATCATAAGGAACAGCCTCGAGTAGCTTTTTTAAATCGTGCGTTTTCATCATTTCACCTCAAAGCGTCGGCTTGGCTCGCCCTGTTTAATGTAATTTGTATACATTTCTGGGTGATCGCTCTTAAATCTCTTACTATCAAAAGTCTCTCGAGGCTTGCTGGTTTTCCACGATACAACGTATTCGCCAGCCGTCGCCTTTTCATTGTCTTTCATGTAATCTTTTAAGAGATTTTCAATACCTCTTTTTTGAGTCTCTAGCTCTGTAAGTTGCTCTTTAATTTTTAGATAATCAAGTACAGCGTTACTATATGCAGCAGGCAGCTCTATCGCTTTGCCGTTGCTGTGCTTATATAGCTTTTTGAGAGCCTCACCGCAAGCCTTGCTATCGTCTGGCGCTGGCATGGTCTTAGTTTCTACTAAATGCCAAAATTCTCGGCCTGTATCAATAATTGCTCGGATAATTTCCTCATTACGCTTGATTTCTTTGTAGTAGAATGTATTGCCACCAACGAGGCAAGCTATCCACCAGCTCGCCTTACCAGTAACAGCCATATAATGCTGGCATTGGATATAATAGGCATCTGGCACGTTGTCGCCTTGCCATTCCTCAGCCCTGAAAGCGTTCTCTGTCTTACATTCAAGCCCAGCGTCAATACCTACGATTTCCCTATCGATATTGGCGAGCAAGTAAGGGTATTCCTCACTCTGTAATGTGAAATTGTTATTACGCACTTTGTAGCCTGTACGCTTTGCGAATTCCTGCGCTACAATGTCCTCGAGGATAGTGCCCCAGTACATGGGCTCACTCTCCCGCTCTGCTACTGTGTCGCTGGTTTTATCGAGCCACACATCGAGAGGGCTGCGCCATTGATTGACGCCTAACACGGCGCTCATATCAGAGCCGCCAAGCCCTAGCTTGCGAACCTTTAGCCATTCCTCTCGAGTGGTATTCTTGCTGTCAAAGATTTTTTTATACATTGTGTGATGTTTCCTTTCTTTTCATAGCTAAATACGTTATAATATTGTTGTGTGATGTTCCTTTTCTTAATTGATTGGAACTTTGAACAGTCAGCTTTTAGTTGACTGTTCTTTTTTTATGCCAGAATACAGATCATTGAGTAGATACTGTATAAGGCAACTATAAAAGAGCTTGCCATACATAACGCTACTAATACCTCGATTACCATTTGAGCACCTCGCCAGTGCACCACCAATAACCAACCTCAAAGAAAAACCAAAGCATGCCAGCCGTAAATAGCAATAACTGCCAGTCTTTCGGTTGTTTCTCTCGCAGCGCTCTGCGTTTAGCTCGTCTTTCTCTCGCTCTTAATTGATGTATCATCATTTCTTTTATTCCTTTCTTTTTTCCATTCCTCAAACGCTGCTAGGTTTTGAGGGTTTTGATAAAACTCATATATAGAGTCTATAAATGTAGTCATTACACTATATCCTTACATACTGCTTGAATACCTCTGGCTGTTAAGATTTCATGGATACGCAAGCGGCCCTTTTGAGTCCATTTTGTTTGAATTTTGCTATCAAGTCGGCCGTCATTTCTGGTGAAAGTGAAAGTTTCTGATTTTGTATATCCCTTACCCATTTCAGATTTGTATAATATCCATTGGTCGCCTACTTTTCGCTGAATTTTTTCATCTCGCAAGATATTGTTTAGGCGTTGAGCTGTTAAATCGTAGTCAGCAGCTACCTGTGTAGTGGTTAGCGTGCTCGTGCTGCTTAAAATTTCATCTACATAATCACGGATAGGCTGAAATTCTGCGATTTGTTGCTCTTGTTGAGCAATAAGCACTTTTTGCTCGTTTATTACGTTATTCGCAATCTTTAAAGCTCGGCTCATTACTTTTTCTGGGCTGTTCCAGTCTTTCTCTACTGCAATAAAGTACTCTCGAGCCTCTCGGCCTTTGTCATTTCTCGCTAACATACAGAGCTGTTTTGCCATTTCGATAGTTAAGTTATGATCTATAACCTCTCGGCTTACATTTCTGCTACCCTCTAATTGAACTCGGACATTTTTGTCTGCCTTGAAATCGAGATTTTCTGTAAAGCCGTACTCGCACATTCTTGAAAACCATTTAGGATATGGGGTTTCAATTTCTAGGAACATATGTAGCGCTCTGCCGCTTACATATTGCTCATCGTTTTTATTTACGTTGATTGGAATTAAATTCATGTATGATGTCCTTTCTAC